AACGCGCTGAACGCATTCGGTCTACCGCAGTTCGACAGTCTGTCTCAGATTGATCCGATGTCCATGGAGCAGTTCATGGCCATGATCCAAAACCAAGAAGAAGAAGAAGACTTTTCGCAAAATCCAAACGCATTTAGCAGCAATGTAATTCGCGTTGGATAAAAGGAGTAAGTAGATGTCATTTTCCTCAATGCTCCAAATAGGCATGGGTACGCTTGGCATGATGCAAGCGGGCCAGCAGTACCGAGACGGCATACGCGCTCAGTACGAAGCTATGGCTTTGCAGCGTGACCAGTACAACCAGCAGTACGGCTCTTACCTAGACGCGATGCGTCAGCAAGCCGAGGAAAATGAATACATGCGCCAGCGCGAACTCCTCGACCGCCTGACGCGCAGCGGGGAACGTGACTTCGCAGAGGACCAACTGTTTAACTACCTCGATACAATCGGGTCAGAACGTCAGTATGGCATAGACAGGCAGCAACTTCTTGATCGGGACGCTGCACGACAGCGTGCATTCCAACTCCAGCAGCTTCTACAGAACCAGAACCTTAAAGCCGATGAACGGCGTTTTGCTTTAGAGCAGCTACGGATTGCTCAAGATATTGCAGAAGGTGAGCGCGACTTCACAATGGGCATTTACCAAGACGAGGCAGATCGTCTGGCAGAGCGCCAAGCATTGATGGATGATGAGGCACGAGAGATGCAGCTATATCGCTTACGCGAAGCTGCACGAAACAGAGACCTAGTGGCAAGCGAACGAGAGTTCGCTAAAATGCTTTTAGGGCAAGCCCAAGACGTAGCGGGTGCAGAGCGTGACGAGCAGATGGCTCGCTTCCTCGAAGACCGTGAAACCCGTGCAGACGAACGTCAGTTCGTCGTCGATCAGTACGAAGACTATCTCCGTCAGGCTCAAGCAGAGCGCGACGAAGAGATGGCTATCCGAGGTCAAATCCTAGCGGGAGCAGACGACTTACAAAGCAGACTGGAAGCAACGGCAGCCCAGCTTGGCTACGTCCCAGAGATCGAGCAGATCACGCCAGAGATGATTGACGCTGAAGTTGCAAGACGCACTGGCGAGTACATGTCAGACGTTGACCGCGCAGCGGAAGCCGTCGCTTCAGTCAACGAAGCAGACCTTATCCGCGCTGGCCTCGACGTATCAACTGGCGGCACCCAGCGCCGTGGCGAGATTGCACAACGTCTGGCGCAGGAATACCAGAACGCACGCACCCGCGCTTACGACGACGCGATGGGCTACATCTCTGGCCGCAGCGACGCAATGGCACGCAATGTCGGCAACATTATGGATCGTCGCACAGCAATGCTTGGCGAAGCTGCCAACATCGGCGGTGCAGAGCTTGGCATCTTGCAGAACCTACGCTCTCTACCAAGCGCAACTGGCGCATATCAGATGGCATCCGCTATCGGCTCTGGCATCCTAGATCGCAACATCACAAGCGCAAACAACTACCGAGCGCCAATCGCCGTAAACTCTGGCCTATACGACGCATCGAACGCGATGACGTCTGGCATGTCCAACTACGACTTTAACCTGATGAACCTGATGTCTGGCATCAAGAGCGGCAACAACTATAGCTCACCAGTAGCTATTGGCTCTTCAATCTATGACGGCAACATTGGCGGCAACTATGCGAATACGCTGAACCCAGTATCTGCTGCGTCTACTGCTGGCTTGAGCCTCGGCTCTTCAGTCATGGCTCCATATAATCAGACCCTAATCAACCCAATGACATATCTGGGCAACGCGAACAGTTCTCAAAACAGTTACATTAGTGGCCTGATGGGACAGTATAACCAAGGTTATAACAGATTGTCTGACGCAAGTTCCAACTTCGGCGGGCTGTTAGATGATCTGGCTGGTGATATAGATGCAGGTGGCGGATATGATAAGTTTAGCAGTTGGTTCAGTTCTAAATTACCAAGTTGGGCTGGAGGAACGACATAATGTTTTTTGATTACGCATCACGAGGGGCGCGAGACAATAGAGAAAAGCGGAACCGTCAACGCCGCGAACTAGCCCAAGCGTTCCAGCAGTTTCAGGCGTCTAATCCAGAAGCTACAGTTCAAGACTTCCAAGCATTCATCGACAGCATGGCAGGCAGCGGTCTTGGCTCGAACTATGTACGAGGTGGCGCACCATCCCAAGACGTCTTGCAAAGTCTGGCAGACCAAGGCGCGGCAAGAAAGCAACAGCGCTTGCTAGAGCAAACGTCTGAGAACTTCAGACGTCGTGCATCCGACCTGTCTACTCTCGAAGCTATGGCTGACAAAACTGTGTTGGGGATGAATGACGACAACTTCGACGGAGCATACGACGCATTCGTCCAATCACTTGGCCCCAACGGCCAACAGATTGTAAACGGCATGAACCTTCGCAATCGGTTTACCACCCAAAACCGCGACTTGCTTCTAGGCCGCCGTCTGGCTGAGACGATGCCAGCGCTACAAAACTACCTGTCGATGAATGAGTACAGCCTCGAAAGTCTCGACCCTGCTGCGATGTCATCTTTCTTCGGTATTCCAGAAAGCCAGATACAACCATTTGTTACCGCCGCAGAGCGCCAAGTCAGAATGAAGATGACTGAATGGTGGCAGGCCAATAATGCTCGCATGCAAGACGTCGCGAATGCAGCAGCAATGGAAGGTCTCGATCCAGAGGAAGCTGTTCTTAACTATATCAAAAACTCTCCTATGGCAGACAACTTGATTAAGGACGGCAAGCTGCAAGATTATGACATGTCTAACTTCGTGGAGATGTCAAATCGAGTTGTCCAACAGCGTGACGAGGCAGACGAAGTAGCTGCTCAAGGACGCGTGAACACAATGATTGATGGGTGGGAAAGCAACGCTCGTGTGCAACGCTTCCTGCGCGATGGCAATAACGAGCAGGCTCTTGCGGCTATGTTCGATGTGGCTGACCGCCACTTAACGGATGCAGACTTCCAGCGCCTATATGGCAAAACTCGTGAACAGATTAAAGCAAATCCAGAGCTTGCATTTGCGTCTGACATCGAACGCTATGTAAGTTCCGAGCGCGATGTACAGGAAGAAAACTACCAAACGCAATCTCAGGAACTTGATAAGTCTCTATCAGAAGTCTCGCGTACATTCGTGGCAAACAACCAAGAGCGTCTTACGGAAGTTCTTAAGAACTATTTCTCAGAGCAAGTTGCTGGAACTTTGGGCATGCAGCTTGGTCAAAAGTACGCTTACTCGCCACAGCTTGCGAACGCAGTATTCCAAATCAATTCTGCGATGGACGAAGAAACACGCGCTTCTGCTGAAAACAACCCAGCGGTCGCAGTAAATTACATCCTGCAACAACTGGAAGCGCAAGGATTTACGTCAAACATCGAAGAAACACGCGACCGCTTCATCCAGCAGCAGCGTGAGGTCAATGGACTTTACCAACCGCAGACGTTTAACGATTGGATTGCCAGCGAAACAGATGGCATCACAACGGCGCTCAACGGATACCGCGAGCGGTTCAACGAAATGCTATCTGCATACGGCCAAAACCCACAACTTCTGGCTTCAGAGCTTATGCGCCTCAAGCAAACCATCTCAACTGTACCAGACGCAGTTCAAGCAGAGATGTCAGCGAGGCAGCGTTCCGAGCGTAGTTGGCTCTATTACAACTCAGGTGGTTGGAACCAGTCTCAAGTGGACAACCAAATTATCCAGCCAACAACTGTACAGATTGCGGAACTATCAACGCTTATCGACCAAGCTATTGCAGATGCTAATGAGCGTGCGAATGAAACGCCTGAACCTGTACCATCCAACCAGACTGTTGATGCGCCGTCTGAAGACCAGTCTTCAATCAGCAGATCAGTCAGCGAAGGTGTGGAAGAAGTCTATGGCGTGGGTAACGAAATCCGCAGCAGCGTAAACATGCGTCCTGCGGGTGCAGTTGGCTGGATTTCAAGCCCACTCTACAGAGGTCTTCGCTGGATTGCAGAAGAAGGCATAATGAACGAAGCAGATGCGCAAGGTGTTCAAGACCGTCGTGAATGGGTAGAGCCACGCTTCGATAGACTGCAAGAGTATGGTCGCCATCTGAAGAATATGAACCCACAGCTTTATGCTCAAATGTTGGTCGACTTCCAGAACATGACTTCCGAAATGCTATCGGAGAAATATGACCCAGTTCTGGATGCACTGGCGAACGACAGACAAATAAGACTTCCTCAGTAAGGACGACACCTTACGACCTCTCCAGTTATCATAGGCGTGATTGCTAACGGATAACTGGAGAACCGCCGCAATGAAATATTTGCCCGACGCCCCCGCGCTTGTCGACCCATCTGCACAGCCTGCTGAAGCTGTCGATTATCTATCAAATACAAGTGGCACCGATCTGCTTCGCAGCCCTTCGTTTCTTAATGATTTACGAGAATACTATGAAAGCAAAGGCGCTCGCTTCTTAACAGAAGAAGAGCTAATCGACCGCTTCTATTCGGACAACACATGGGATGACCTAAACACGGTCAGTGCAATCGGGTCAGCTATCGAAGCTGGTACAGCAAACACTGAGCAAAAGCAGCGTCTAAACCGCCTACAGCAAGCGTGGCGATCATTGCCAAACTTCTGGCAAGAAGGTGGTCGAGGCTTCATGGCAGCAGCGGCAGACGCAACTGGCGCAATCCTCGCAGACCCAATCAACCTAATTCCAGGGGTCAACGCATATGCGAAGGGTGCAGCAGCGGCTCGTGGTGCGGCAGCAGCAGGACGAAGCGCAACAGGTGCAGGCATTAGAGCAGGTGCAAGGTCTGGTGCGCTATCCGAAGCAGCAATCTCTGGTGGCCAAGAAGCAATCGTAAACGCAGCGAGCCAAGTCCGCGACGTGCAACTTGGTCTGCGAGACAACTTCAGCACTGGCGAACTGGCTGGTGCGACAGCAATCGGTGCTGGTCTTGGCGGTACAGTCGGTGGCGCAATCGGTGCGGGCGCTGGTGCATTGGCCTCCCGCACAGGCGCACAGCAAGCTGAAACGCTAGGTCGTCTTGGCTACAGCCCAGAAGAGATCGGCGGTCTGACTAATCAGCAAGTTCAGCAGCGCATTCCTCGTGAAATGCCAGACTTCCAGATGCCAGACGGCAGGCAGTCAGACGAAGCGGCGGAGGAGACACCCGAACTAACACCCGAACAGCAGCGTGATGCCAAATGGCAGGAGCAGACTGCCCGTGCAACAGCAGTCCGCGATGCACTTCGTGATCGCGTCGATGAGTTGCGTGCGGACGGGGCAGACCCAGAAGTTATTGAGGCAATGCAGCAACGACTAGATGCTGCAACACGACTAATTCCGATGACCCAGCGCCTTGCAAAAGAGGAAGCTGACATCATCAATTTCGGCGGAACAAACGATAGCCAACAAAGGGCGCGGCACTCACGTCGAACAAAAGAATACGAACGCGACTTCTCCGAATGGCGCGAACTCGTCAGCACAGTCGAAGATGCCTCAGACGTAGATGCAGTGAACGCACGCATCGACGAAATACAGGCGCGTGTCGAAGCTGATAGAGCGCAAGAAGTAGAAGCCGCAGCGGAAACTCCACCAGAAGCAGCGGCTGACGAGGCGGTTGCGACAGGTGGGGAAGATGCTCCACCCCCTGATGGCCCTGATGCAGCCGCCTCACCTATCGAAACGTCACCAACCACAGAGCCGTTGGATGGCGCAGAACCAGAAGCGGAAGGCTTCCCTGAGTTTAAATATCGCTCAGACGCCCAGCGCGACAGCGTTCGCAACTTGCTCGAACAGGCAGGTATGAACGAGTACGACCTGTCTGTCATGGTTGCAAATGGCGAGATCAAAGTTGGCAAACGTGGCAACCTATTGACCCAACAGAGCGTCAAAGACTTACGCGCCAAACTCAAGCCTGTCATTGAGGAACTGTCAGCCAAAAAGACAGACGACGAACTACCATCAGCCGTTGGCCCTGACCCTGTAGCGGTTGAAACTCCAGCCCCAAGACAGGAAGTATCAACCGATCCACTGCGTGGCCAAGCTCTTTTCGCTGGTATCGACCCGAACAGCATCACGCCACCCAAGCGCAGCAAGACTGGCAAGGTAACAAAATCACAAGTCAACAAGGCGATTGCTGCTCGCGCACCAGACGCAGAACCCGACGCATATGCAGCACAGGTACGCCAAGACCTAGACGATGCACTCGATCTTATCGGAGCGGAGGAAGACCTCGACGCATTGCGCCAAGCCGTTGCAATGCTGGCCCGCTCTTCCAAGTCTGAAGACGCAGACATTCTGGCTCTGTTCGATCACCTAACAGATGTCATGCCAGACGATGGCCCAGAAGTATCTCTTGGTTCTATTGACTTCACCAAGACGGAACTCAAAAAGATTGAGCGTCGTGCGAAAGAACTGCGTCGTCAACAGCCTGGGATGGGTGCCGATCTCGCGACAGAAATCGCGACAGGCGAGATCAAAGCGCAACGTGGCGCAGATACTCAAGCCGTCCGTGGCACTGGCGAAAGCATCGAAGACGCGAAGAAGTTCACTACTGCTGGTCGCAACGTAGCTGGCCGCATCCAAGGCTTCCTGCGCCGTGGCACACCTATTGGCAAAGGCAGCGACTACACAACAACCCGTGATATGCGCGTGAAGCGCAGCGAGTTTGGCTTCGAAGCAGCAATTATCGAGGCACGCAGCGGCAAAGGTCCAGACATCGTGGCCTACACGACGCTTGGCCCAGAAACTATTATGACCCGCACTGGCAAGGTGCAGGTTCCCAAAGGCACAGTCGCATATGCAGACGGCTATACCCGTCGCGCCTACGACAGTATGGAACTGGCAATCGAAGCGCGTGGTGATGGCCGCAAAGACCGCTCGATGCCGAAGGTAACGGACACAGGTCCAGCGCAGAACAACATCAAGAAACTTCTCGACGAGTTCGGCGACGATCCAGAGGCATTCCGCCGCGCATTACAAGCTGTCCGTGACGGCGCAACCACACCAAAATCACCAGCCATAGAAAAGCTGCCGCTAGTCCGTGGCCCTAAACTGGCAATCGCACAGCACAAGACGCGCAAAGGTAAAGACGGCGGCCCACTAATCCGCATGGTCGACCCAAAGCAGGCAGATGCTGGCAAGAATATCTCTTCGGTTCTAGGCAAAGACCTCGATGGCTGGGAAGTAAAGTATGCAGACCGCAGCCGCTTTACGAACAACCAGCGCAAACTGCGTGACTTGTGGAATGCAACGTCTGACGATGCCCGCGCAGAAATGGAAGGCATCCCGCCAGACGCAGCGCTAAACGAAGCTGGCTACGAAACAAGTCTTGGCCGTCCGATGACCCAAGTCGAAGCAAGTTTCATAGAGCTTACAGCGGACACGACGCTGACCGAGAAAGAAACAGCGGCAATCTTATACGCAGGCAAAAAGACAGACCATATCAAGAAGATCGACGAGGTCACTGTCGCTGACCTTCTTTATTACGAGATGGCTCTCAACAGCACACGCTGGCAGCGAAACCTTAACGAACACCGTGCAATCGGTGAAGCTATCAAATCACTGAACGAGGTGATGGATCGCATTGCACCAAACGGCATTAAACTTCCAAACGCCAAACGTGCCGATGCGATGCGCAAACTAGATGAAATCTTTGCTGGTGTCGGCACCGACGAGTTACAGCATGCACGAGAGTTCCTGACACGCATGGGCGGCGACAGAGCCGTCGCACCTGAATTAGGCACGTCTACACCTACCCCGACTATGACTGGCGTGTATGAGTTCGGCGTACCAAGGGAAGATGGCATGACTGCTGTCACCGATTTGGGTGTATCGCAGCGTGTTGGCGTTAAGCAGACACCAACCAAGGTGTATCCGAACCCACGTCTGATGACCTTTTACCATGAGATGGCGCACTGGGCTTACTACAACATTCTGACCCACAAAGATCGCGCCGACTTCTGGAAGTCGATGGACAAATACTACACAGACGATGGCAAGCTGGACATTGATCTACTGGTCGCAAGTGTACCAAAGGTCGACGAGAAAGGCGTGCCGCTCAACAACGCGCTTGAGGCACCAGCCGAACTGTTTGCCAACCAGTTCGAAGTCTTCATGGCCAACAAGATACGGGGCTATGCAACTGGGTCTGAAAGCTACTGGCGTCGCGTAACAAAGTACATCCAAGCAGTGTTCGACCGCTACTTTGGTGGCGTGATGATCGACCCTGACCTAGAGCCGATGTTTGCAAAAATCCTCCCAGACGAGGAAAGCGGTGCATTCGCGATGGGTAAAGACGCAGTGGCCAAGACGGACGCGGGCAAGACCTATAACCGTCGATACGCACAGATCAAGATGGACCGACAAGACCTGAAGGATGCCATCTTCGATGACAGCCCTGAAGGCATCGTCAACGCATCCAGAACAATCGTCGAAACGCTACTCACACTGGCACCTCGCGTACACATCGCAATGAAGCGCGGTACAACTGGCACTCTGATGCCTCTGATCCCAATGCGATCTATGATCCGTCAGCGCATTGATGACATCAGTGAAATTCTGTCAGGCAAACCATTCGACTTTGACGCATACGACAAGGGTGAAATGCCACGCTGGATGATCGACGAAGGTTTGACCGCCGTCGATGACCCTACGGAAGCCGCAGACATGCTGCGTGACTTCTACTTCAATGGCTACAACGGTAAGTTCCAACCGTCCAACGGCATCCCTGCTGGCCCGAAAGGTCAGCCCATCAATAAGCAGTATACGTCTCTCGAAAAACTGTTCGATATGATGGAGACCCGTCTGGAAGCGGCATACAAGAAAGCTGAAAGCGGAGACCTGCCACCATCAGCAACGCCGAAGTTGGATACAGACGTTGAGCCGTCTGAAAGACCAAACCCAATCAAGCGGAAAGCTGCCAAGAAGAAGCAACGCATCGAGAAAGCAGCGGATGCAGCAGCGGCAGCCGTTACTAAGACGCCCGCAGCCAAACGTACAAGACGCAACCCCAAGTCTGGCCGCGTCGTTGACCCAGCATTTGCAGAGAGCTTGAAGACAAAAGAGCCTAACGAACTGCGCTCACTGTTCATCGAACACAAAGGCACAGAGCGTGGCGATCAGGTCGCATTCGAGCTTATGCACCGCGTCAAATCACAACCAGCATCCGCCTACAAAGAAGCTCGTATCACTAAAGAGATCAAGGCGATGAAGTCCGACGAGCTTGAGGCGACATTCCTCAATGGCCTCGAAACGGGCGACCAGAACACTGTAAACATGGCGATCACTGAGATGATGCGTCGCCAGATTAACAAGCGTCGCAGAAAAGAAGGCTTGCAAATCATCCAGCCTCGCATTCTGAAGCGCGATATTCTCCAAAAAGAGATCGACGACAACGTCGGGTTGGCACAAAGCGACGGTATCCCACCAGCAGCGCGGGCGTCTGTGCGTGAAATACTGGGTTACATCACACACCGTGATCCAGAAATTCAGTACACCGCTCGCACCATGGCATATCGTATGCTAAACCTGATGGGTAAAACGTCACGCAAAGCACTTGGCGAAGCAAATGTGATGACATCTGCTGACCTTGCGCGTCTGGCAAACACTGATCCGAATACAGTGGGTAACGCTGCATTTGCAGACTTCCGCGCTCCTGAGTTCCAGAAGCTGCGCAGCGATCTACGCCGCATGGCTATTGGCCTCAACAAAGGCAAGGCAAACCCGTTCGATATGATGCACGAGATTGGCCATGTCATGGTGCGCTCTGGTGTTCTGGCAGACGACGAGATCGCAGCGATCCGCGAAGCCTACACACTAGCGAATGACACCACCAAGAAGCGCATTCAGACAGCATATGCTGGCAAGTATGCTGACCGCACAGAAAACATAGACGATCTGCTTGCAGAAGAGTGGTTCTCAGAAGGTCTGGCCTACTACATGGCAGAGCGTGTGGCCAAGGGCGACATCCTTGAAGCTGCACTTGATGGCAACATCGGCAACCTTCGCATGCGCAACTCATTCAGCCGTGCGATGGACAAGATGATCGAGTATATCGCATACGTCTTGAACGGAATGGTTGGCCGCAACGACATCAAGCAGCAGTATCGCCGCTTGTTCTTGTTCGGTGACATGTTCCAGACAAACACCACGCCACCACTGGCTACAGTAATCCGCCGCACAAAGGGCTTGAACGCATCTTACGCAGCGGACGCTGTGGCTGACCACATCGCCAATAGCCCATCTGCGCGTCTGGCAAAGATACGCAACTTTGTTGGCGACGGTATGAGCTACGACGCAAACAGCGGTACATTCCTAGAGTTTTACCACGGCACACCAAACGGCTGGGCGTTCAAGCGCAATACGAACCCAGACGTAATTCTTGGCGGGTCTGCTCGCGGACAAAAAGGTCCAGGGGTCTACTTGACACGGTCTGCTGCGGTCGCGTCTGAGGTCTATTCTCGCAAGCCCACATACGAAAACTTGCTGGGCCAAATAAATAGACTGGTTGAAGAAGAAAAGATTGACGAGGAAACATCGGTCTACATGGTCGACGCTGCTCGCGATCTCATCAACACACGTCTGGCTCTATCGAAAGCACGTCGTAAATACTCTGAGTTCACGCAGTTCAACCAAGAGAAAGAGAAGCGCGACCTCATCAAAGAGCGCATCGACTACTTTGTTGATGAAGAGCAGGAGCTTAACGATTACCTGATTGAGCGTGGTCTTCTGGTCGAGCCAATGGTTATCCCGACATTTGTGCGGGTGATGAACCCTGCGGACTTCCGCACCAGAACGATCTATCAGCCAAACCAAGCTGGCATCCCATCACCAATGGCTAAGATATTCATCGACCATGGCGACATGATGCAAATATTCAGACCAACGGCTCTGGATAGCTTTGCTCGTGACACGTCTTCACGTCGCTTAGACGGCGAGGAAATGTACCAACGCATCGTTCAACTCTACACCGAAAGTGGCTTCAGCAAGGAAGAAGGTCAGCGCATGCTGAATGAAGTCCTTGACGACAACGGCTACGACGGCATTCGCTCCACACACCGCAATAGCCTTGGCATTGAGGGTACAGAGCAGATGCCGAACGGAGAGTTTTACGAAGCATCAATGACCGAGTACGAAGCTCTGACTGTATTCGAGACATCTAACGTCAAGCATGTGGACGCAGACGAGTTCGATGACTTCGATGACCGTCTATTCTACCGTGCCTCTGAGGCTATGCCTCGCGGCACTGCTGGCTCTGTCACTGAAGCGATTATGAACCGCGCCATCAACAGAACGTCTGACGTCAACCCTGCTTCTCTTGGCGAGGTTATGGAGGGTGACGGCGTAAGCTCACCGATGACGTCTGCGATTATGTCTATGATCCGTGGTCGCAAGCTCGACGTGAAAGAAGAGCAAGCAATGCGCAAGACGTCGCCATTCTGGTGGCTGCAATCACAGTCACAGCGGATGAAAGACCTTGGCGCACACTGGGTTGGTGATTGGTATAAGAACAATTTCCCATCACTGCACCAGAAGTTCGCATCTAAATACTTCCCGATCCACCACCAGCTTCGTGCGCTGCCAGACGCAGACGGCAAGGTACGAGCATGGGCGCGTGCTGCATCAGGCAGTGTCGGACAGGCGCAGCCAAAAAGTTATCAGCGCATCGTGAAGGCTTTGCGTCGCGGATACGACAAAGACGGCAACGAAACCCGCTATGTGAAGAACCTTTCAGATCAAGAACGTACCGTGTGGAACCAGATCAGAAACGCTCTGTCTGCCGAACGTGATGAGATGATCGCTAAAGGTATGTACGTCGGGGATCGCGGCCCCAACTACCTGCCACAAGTTTGGAACAAGGAGAAAATTCGTGACAACAAACAAGAGTTTCTTGCCTCAATGGCTGACTATTTCCGAATGGAAAAAACGGCGCATGGCATTCTCGATTATACTGACGAACAGGCTGCTGATTTTGCGGATGGACTGTTTGCGACTTTGGCTGAAGACGGGGCAGATGGTGTCTTCGTTCCGATCCAAGGTGGCTCGCGCAATCCAAAGTTTGAGAACGTAGACTTCAGTCGTATCATTGAACTAGAGAAGTATCCTGCCGCAATGGATAGCCTAGAGAAGTTCCTTGAGGACGATCTCGAAGCATTGCTGGTTAAATACTTTGAAGGATCATCGCGTCGCATCAACCATGCGGAGCAGATGGGCATCAATAGCCACGCATTCTACGACTACATTCTGGCCGCAGACGCAGGTCGTGAAGGTATCATCCGCCTGCTGACAACAGCGAAGGACTTCCGTAAGGACATCCGAGCCATCAGCGAGAGCGGATACCCAGAGTACGCCACTCTGTCAGACGTCGTGCGTATGCCATTTGAAGGGAAAGAGGGACAAGCCGCAGAGTTTGTGGACAACCTGATCCGCGTCAGTAACGACGATGGTGCAGGCGCTGCTCGCAAAATGCTAGAGACCATCGCTCCGATGGACCCAGACGGGACAATCCCGCTGGCGTACAAGCGTCGTGCAGACGCAATAATTGGCGCACTGACAGACTACAAAGGTCAGAAGGTAAACTGGAAGCCAAGTGACTTCGAGTTTATGGAAAACTCTATGCGCGTCGCTATGAAGAAGCCACAAACTGGCACTGGTTCTCGCGGCATGATGAACTTCAGCCGTGCAATGCGCAGCTTCAACAGCGTCACACTGCTTGGCTTCACGACCCTGACGTCTTTGGGTGACTTGGTACTACCAATCATCCGCTCTGGTTCATTCACAGACTGGGCGAAGGGCGTACACAAGTGGAAGTCTGATCCAGAATACGCACAGTTCATCCACGATACTGGCGTCGCAATGGAGAACATCGTCCACGAGCGCATGGTTCACATGTATGGTGCGGTTGATGGCAAGCTGACCAACGCATTCTTCAACGCAACAATGCTGACACCATGGACTGACATGAACCGTCAGATCGCAGGTGCCACTGGCTACGAAGCGATGAAGACAATGCAGCGCAAAGCTCGCAAGCACTACAAGGAAGGTTTGCCAATCGGCGAGCAGCCTGTTCAGTACAAGACAGCAGCACGCTTCCTCAACACATATGGCCTTGGTGATTACCTACCAAGTGGTGTGAACAAGGGCATCAGTCTTGGGGATCGCAAGTTGATGGGCAGTGACCCAGCTTTGGGACAAGCTCTCATAAAGTTTGCAGACGAAGCTATCTTCCAGCCAAATCCAAACGACATTCCGCTATGGGCGCAAACGCCATGGGGTTCGATGATCTTCCAACTGAAGTCATTCCCACTAATGATGACACGTCTTGGCAAGCACGTCGTGGACGAGGCTATGAAGGGCAACGTCAAACCTCTGGCATACTTCGCAACTCTCGGACCTGCCTTCGGTATGGGTGCATTGGCAGCCAAAGACATTGTGCAGATGCGCGGTGGTGACGACGAGCGCAGCCCAGAGCTACGCCGCCGCAACATCCTCAAGGCTCTTGGCTACGACGAGAAAGTCCACGGCAACGAGCAAGACTTCCTTGGCTGGTATGTCGAAGGGATGATGATGATGGGTGGCCTCGGTCTTATCGGCGACGTCATGCACAGCGCAGTTACTCAAGTGGACAACGGTGCATACGGTAAAATCCGCATCGCATCCACGATAGCTGGCCCATCCTTCGGTGCATTCATGTCTGCGGTAGACGTGGGTGCTGGAGCCAAGGACGCAATGGTTGGCGGGGACAACAGCAATGCCAAAGAGCGCAGCGCAGTACGCGAAATGGCCACAAGGATACCAGTTGTTGGCGGCATTCGAGCCGCACGAGAGGGCATTGTCGACACCCTAGCAGGGGAACCTGATGGCGGCAGACGCAAGAAGAACCCATGGCAGACAAGCTGGAGTAGCGGTTGGAAGTAATGGGTGTGGATAAACGAACGAAAAGGAAAGTGGAGGATATACGACGGTAGCGGAAGAATTGTCGTCATCTCAAGAGACAAGAGGGCTGCCATCAAATATGCAAAGGAGCAACTCAATGGCAATAGCTATGGAAAAAATACTGGCGTGGAAACTACTGCCACGGATAATGATGGCAGTGATGACGTGGATGTACATTGAAGTCTTGTGGTGGTTCATGGACCTGCCGCCAGACGCAATGACATCGCAGGCCACAGCCCTTACCGCAACAGTTACTGGCGCAATGACAGGTGCATTCGCCGTCTGGTTAGGACATGAGAAATGATACAAGCAATTCTCGGACCTATCGCAAGTCTGGCTGGCAGTTGGCTAGACGCAAAGACAACAAAGCAGGCAGCCGAAGCAAAGCTGAAGCTAACTGAGGCAGAAGCGAAAGCGAAAATTCTCTTGTCAGAAAAGACCTCGGTCGCTGACTGGGAACGGATCATGGCAGAAGGCACGCAGAACTCGTGGAAAGACGAGGTTGTAACTGTAATCGTCCTCATTCCCGTCGTGCTTTGTTTTGTCCCAGGCTTTGAAGACGTCGTCAAGACGGGCTTCGAACGTCTGAACGAACTTCCCGAATGGTATCAGTACCTAGTTTACGTCGTCTGCCTAGCAGCAGTCGGCATTCGTGGAACCAAAATGTTTATGGGTAAAAAATAAGGAGCAAGTTATGAGTTGGAAATTTGGCGGAAGAAGTTTGCGTATGCTGCAAGGCGTCCACCCCTCACTGGTAGAAGCAGCACACAAAGGTCTTGAGCGTTGTGAGGTTGACTTCGGTGTCACATGTGGCACTCGAACACTGGCACAACAGATGGAAAACATCCGCAAGGGTAGGTCAAAGACGAAGAAGTCTTACCACCTGATTGATTGGGATTGGGATTGGGATCGCACCAAAGACGGGATGTCTCACGCTATAGACTGCGTGGCCTATGATGGATCAGACGTCGTCTGGGAAATGCCATACTACTTCAAGATTGGTGACGCATTGATCTCAGCAATGAGAGAAGTCGGCGGCATCAAGTTGCAGTGGGGTAGCGCGTGGCACATCCCAGACATGTGTGAGTACGATGGAGATATGAAGAAAGCGTATAACGAATACGTTGATCTACGCAGGTCGCAGGGCCGCACTCCCTTCACGGATGGGCCACACTTCCAAATCAGGCTTTAGTTTTTCCGAGAGCTTCATTGAGGCGGGACTGACGTTCTGCCTCATTGGTTATAAACTCTCCACCTAGTGCGCTGTAGCCACACTTGTCGATCCAACTATCCGAATGGTCCAGAGAGTTTAGAAGTCTGGACGTCTTCATCCAGTCTAACATAAGCGCAACGTGTTGCGCGGAAAGGTAGCCATGGGTCGTAAGCGCAGATCGAAGAATAATATTCCACCCTTCCGCTATACGGTCGAAGTTATCGTGTGCGTCTCCATAATCTTGAGCGCGTTGGCCGTTAATATACTCGCCAGCTTTCTCTAAAACTTCAGTCCTGTTCATTGGTTGCCTCATAATCTACGAGCCACTTGAACCGCATCTTGAGTGCATCAATCTCAGCCTCAACCAAACGAACATCATGCTTGCGCTGTGAGATGTCACTGCGGACACGTTTGCGTTTGTCCTTTGCTTTCACGGTCTCATCGCTCGTCTGAGGGTTTGCTTCTTGCAGATCGACAATGCGTTCTGAAATACTCATTACTTCGTCTTCCATGTCATTGACGTCTTTCAGAATGGCAGACCTTTTCTGAGACAGCTTTGTAAACTCTTCTAATATATCCTTGAACTTCATACGGCTATTCCTTCGGCAGCGGCTCGTATACTTCGTAGTCGCCGCACGGTGCGTTGGCTTCTTTATCGTGTTTGTCACAGTGCCAAGCGCCACTTGGGTGTGCGGAAGAAAAGCGACATGTCCCGCATCGTACTGGAACGTCCATACCTTCCCAACATACGCCACGTTTGAAGCATCCCTTGCATCTCCAATCAGTCCCGTCGTCGCTGATCTTTCTTGACTTGCCAAGGATTGATCTTTCGATCCGCTCTTTGATGTGAGCAAACTCAAATTCGTCATAATTTACTAGCTCCGCATGATAGTCGCAGTTGTTCTTGTTGATGGCTATGAACAAAGTCTGCGTCATATCGGACATGCCCATCATCATCTGCACCTGTCCGAAATATTGTGGGTGAGATGACTTCACCCCATTCTTTTTAAACTTGTTGAAACTTGCATCGTTCATCGACTTGATCTCCAAGACGCGGACGATGCCATCATCCAACTCAACGTGGCCGTCCATATGGCAGACGATGTGACCACCCCACGCTTCGTATGTATGCTGTCTGTTTGTAAGGCCGTCGACTTCCCAGACGCGGATGTCTGCCTTCCTCTTTAGGTCTTTGACGACTTCGTCTTCGAGGATGTGGCCCAACTGGAATATGCGCTTGAGGCGAGGGTCTGGCTCAACATTTGGAAATCCGCGCAAGTTGAAAGCGATTGCGGCATCACAGGCGTGTCCGATAATTGACGCGCCAATGTATTCTCTGGCTTTTTCTTCTCGTTTGTCATTGTCGTAACCTTCGTCGATTGCGAAGACCACTTCTTCTGCTGTTTTAACCTGCACTGCTTCGCGCCCTATGTTTATAATTTAAGAGAGGGGCAAGCTGCCCCCCTCTGTATGGCATTTAAAACGGGATTTCGTCGTCCAGTTTCTTAGCAGTTCCACCTGACTTGCCTTCTTTGTCGCCACCTCCTGATGGCTTGAACGATTTAATCTCAGTCTGCTGACGTTCGTTCCCGTCTGTTCCCTTCCATGGCTTACCCATGCCGACATACACATCGCACGACAGACCAACCAAAGTTGTCACGTCTGATGGATTGTCTGGCGTTGGGTGATCCCCTGCCAACAGAAAAGATTTCAACTGACGCAAACCAATCTCGACCGTCTGGTCATTGGTGTGATGCACGTTGAAATTAAAACGAATGTCACCAGACCCATCAACATCTTTGAAGTCTGCAACCACACGCTTGTGCTGCTCCTTGTCACCAAAACTTTCTACTTTTGCTGACGTACATTTTACTGTGTAGTTCCCAACAGCCAGACGCTGTGAGCCTTCACTCTGTTCAACCTTCGATAGGTCTAGTTCTCCAAAACCACTCCAACTCATTTTTCATCTCCTGTCTTTTTGTCAGATTGAGCCGATTGATATTTCTCCCACTCGTCGTCTGGCATAGACATTCGAGATAGAAGTTCTGTTACGTCGTCCACCTTTTCGTATGGCTTCAGACGTTGACGTGGGTCACGGACTTTGCCGTGCCAACCACTGGCCTCATCAGTCACGACGTATCGTGAGACCTTGGGCATCCCTTGATCGTTCTTTTCGGTTGTGCGAACGCCGCACAAGACGTGGTCGAACAGTGCAGGAATTTGTTTTGACACCTTCTGGCCTTTTACGAATGGCCAATACTGGGTCACATCATTTGCGTCTTGTTCCTCTGCTGCAAGGCAGGTGACATAGACGTGCATGTCGAGGTCGCGTATCCACTTGAGGGTTCCGATCATCATCCGTGAGTAGTCGGCCCAAAGTTGGAAGCCATTGCTGTTGTGCTTGTGTTCGACTTCCAAGTGTTCAATCAAACGCTCGGCAAGTTCAGTCAAGCTATCAATGGCAATCCATTTGTACCCTGCTTTCTGGAACTCCTCTGTTGCAATCATTTTACAGATGCCACGATATGAGTACACACCGTCCTCTGGATCGTGATTGCCATCCCAAGACGAGAAAGGAACGTAGTCGATGTCGACATCTTCGACTGACTTCAGTCCGCTTTCGCCTGAGATAATTAGACCTTTGCCAAATCTCTTCTGATAGAAGCGGCATTGGTATGTCTTGCCATATCCGTGGTGGGCATAGAGCAAGACTTTAGTGGGGCCATCCTTTGTGATGGATGACGTCTTGGGAAATTTAAACATGTGGTATTACCCTCACTTTTGGTTTGTCTAGCTTTCGAGTGAGAGCAAATTTCAGCTTCTCCTGCTCGCTTGTTGGAAGTTTGAGGAACTTCCGCTTGTCTACGGTCAACGACCGCTTGACGTGATCGGGCAATTCACCTTGCGAGAATGCTTTCTCCAAGGCTTCCTTGTCCCATGTCCACCGTTCAGAACGGTTGACGATTACCTCATAGCTGTTTGTTGATATGGCTTTCTCACCCGCCTCTTCTGGGAAGACGTGCGCGATTTCTGTTTCCAACTGTGCTATGAGAATAGTCAGAGCCTCTAGCTGATTTGACACCTCAAGGTGTTGCTTTGCTAAATCCTCTAATGTTTTACTTCGCTCGGAAGGTTTGGGCGTCTTCTTCCCTATACTATCAAAGACATCCCACTCATCGCTTTCAATCATTGTATCCTCCTGTGACTTACCAGCTACAATATCGTTTGGTGTCTTGTCACACCTCAAGGTGTAGTATATATAATACAAGGTGTCAACTAAATGGAGTAGAAAAATTGACTTCGCGATTGAACATATCGGCATTGATCTCTGATCTTGGTGGAGCAGCCAAGGTTGCTGAGATTGCTGGCGTAGTGCGCACAGCCCCGTATGGATGGGTTAAACGCAACTACGTTTCGAGTTCCGTCTTGGAGAAAATTAAATCTGCCAACCCTGACATTGACTTAGACTTTTACTTTCACGAGGTGGACGATGACCAAGACAAAAATGGAGGCCGCTCTTGAGTATTTGGATCGCGGCTGGGCCGTTATCCCAATCAAGGGTGACAAAAGACCTGCAATAAAGTGGGCTGATTTTCAGACAAGGCATCCAACTGAGGAAGAGGTCGTAGACTGGTGGACCAAGTGGCCAGACTATGACATCGCGGTGATTACAGGTGAGATAAGCGGCATCGTTGTTGTCGATTGTGACAACGAGGAAGCCGTGGACGCTGCCCAAGAAGCGGGTATGCAAAGTCCTATAAGGGTGAAGACCAAGCGCGGTCTTCACCTTTACTTTGAACATCCCAAGGATGGCATACGTCGTGGCCCACGGGCTGGCGTAAACAGCAGAGGTTCAGACTGGCCAAAGATAAATGGCTTAGACTTCAGAGGTGACGGCAGCTATGCGCTGCTTCCCCCATCGAACAATTACGAATGGACAGTCCCACCTTACATGGACTGGGACGAGATGCCTATGTGGCGTGACTGGCAGCCCAAGCTGAAAGAAGAACGTCTGACAGCAGACTTCACTTTCTCCAAGCTCGACCTGTCTTCGATAGACCCCATACATCCAGACGAGTTTATCAGTGAGTGGGATCGCACAGCAAAGTATGTGCTTGAGCATTTCCCAACCACCAAGAAGATACCGTCTGGCATGAGCAACGGACGCAACGAACGAGTGATGCGCTACATCAGCGAGAGCATACTCGAAGGGTTCTATGGACCAGAGTTACGAGTGCGTGGCTTTGCGTTTATGAATGAGTTCTTTGAAGACAACCTTGATGAGCGTGAGTTCGAGGCCACAGTGCAGTCGATGGAGCAAGCTGAGAAGCGCAACCATCCAGAACGCTTCGACGACAAGGGCAACTATATATACAGCCGCGACCTTATGCCCAAGAAGGAAGAGAAGAAGGCAAAGAAGCTGATACAAATGCGGGATGCCGAGCAACTTTTAGAAGAGGCAGACGCGAAAACCTATTTGATAGAACCGTGGCTTCCTGCTAATACAATCGTGCAGGTCTTCGGTTACTCAGGACATGGCAAATCACTTTTCGTTCAGCATGCAGTCAGCGCACTCTGCGCTGGTCGGAAGTATTTTGGCCCCTTTGAAATCGGCAGACCTGCACGAGTGCTATACTTAGACTTCGAGATGGGCATGGCAACTATCGCCAGACGTCTGATGGAGTTGCGTCAGATGCACGGCGATACCCAAGACAGGCTGAACATCTGGACACCATTCATCGAGGGCAGAGAGATAGACTTGCAGACGCGAGAAGGTCTTCTCGATCTACAGGAATGGATAAAGTTTGCTGGCCCAGACGTCGTCGTCATCGACACCATCCGTTCGGCATACCCAGGGATGGCAGAGAACTCGGCAGACGAGTGGGCAAAAGTAAACAAGCTGGCAGTAACATTGCGTAACTCTGGCCTTGCCGTCATCCTTATTCACCACAGCAACAAGCCGTCTGAGAGTGGCGTCGGCAGGGAAGCTGGCTCAACAAACCAGTTGACCGTCTTGGAGACGCAGATCAGGGTGGCTCAAGTATTCAAAGATGAAGAGACAGCAAAACAAAACGCTGGCTTATACGATGCGAACTACGACATGCCAGTCTGGCCTTTGCTGGAGAGCAAGCTGCCGCCTGAGTATCGGCTCTACATGGTGATGGAGATTAGGTACGGTAAGGTGCGTGAATGGACAGACTTACACGACCGTGTGCAGTGGATTGGTTACGCTGCGCACAACACAACAGACGAGAAGATTGTGGTAAGCAGCAAGTCAACAAAGCAGCGTGCGAAAGACATGGCCTTGGAGGGTCATTCGCCCATGGCTATTTCTGATAAGTTGCATCGACCTCTACGGTTGGTCCGTGACTGGCTCGAACTTCACGATACTTCTTCCTAGCTTCTATTTCCTCAAGCGTAAGGTGGCGCACTGACGTCACCTTCGCTTTTGGGAAATGCTCCCGAACTCTATCGACTAACTCAGCAATTTCTGGGTACTTGCGACGGTTCTCGTCGACAAGTTTTTGTCTCATAAGTTCTTCGTAACGCAGCTTATCTGCTGCAATTTCTTTCTTGGTTGCCATATTTTCTCAGAATTAAAATCGTCTAGGCGTGTGACGTTGTCACCTCGACGTTGCTATCGTTTCACGACCGAGGCAGGCACTGCCGTGCCTGTCTCGGCCTAACGTCTCGCGACGATTTTAACTTTTCTGACTGGAAAGTCAACACCTTTAACACCTGTGGGTGTTGATTTATCGTAACATTGGTTATACATTCGACACATAATAACTGTGCGACAAGGAAATATTATGCCGAAAATGGTTCACGTCTCAGACGCGGACCTGAATTGGCTCAAAGAAAACCATTACGATTACTCTTACCCTGACATGGCGCAACGAATTGGATGTTGTGTCGACACCCTGAAGCGTATCCTCGTTCGAGAGGGTCTTCAGGAATTTGACGGAGCCAAGTATCAGGTCCGCACTATCGACAAATCCAAGCTATGGACACGCCCCTGCATGTCGTGTGGAGAGGAAGAAGAGCGTCCGCGTTTCTGGTACTTCTGCACCACTTGCCGAAAAGGAATGGGATATACTGAATGACAAAAGCGCATAAGCGTAAGGGTGACGCATATGAGAGGGAACTAGCTGCATACATCAACGACGCCACTGGGCTGAACTGCTCACGCGCACCTTTATCTGGTGGTGGTAAAGTCGGTATGCACGGGACAGCAGACCTCATTGGCACACCAGCACTGTTCGTCGAAGCCAAGAGAGTGGAGCGTCTGAACTTTCACGATGCTCTGAGGCAAGCAGAAACCAACATCAGCAAGACGAATAGCATGTGCATGCCACTCGTCGTAAACAGACGTTCAAGAATGAAGACTGGCGAAAGTCTCTGCCTTCTCAGACTTGACGATCTGTTGAAGTTGTACCGCTGTTACCTCGTGTTGAACGGGTACACGAAGGACGACCAGTAGCGTCTGACCTGCCATAATCCTCAAGAAACTAGCGAGGTTATCATGGCAGCAAAGAAGAAGAAAAGATGTAACGTCTCCCTTTCTGTCAAGAAGGGTGAGAAGAAGCCAGCATCTCAGGGAGCGGGGCTGACTGCAAAGGGCAGAGCCAAGTACAACAAAGCCTGTGGCTCCAAACTCAAAGCTCCCCAACCATCTGGCGGTTCTCGCAAGAAGTCTTACTGTTCTCGCTCCGCTGGCCAGATGAAGATGCACAACATCAGTTGCTCCAAGACACCGAAGAAACGCATCTGCGCAGCACGCAGACGTTGGAAGTGCTGATGACAGACCCCAAAGACATAGCAGACGAAATCTTCAAGTGGTCAACCGAGATCGTCGAGACACCTCTCGAAGCCTTCGGTGGCCTCCCCGCCTGCCCGTTTGCACGGGCGGCGTGGGCGCAAAACAACGTCATGCTTCACGTCATCTATGACATCGACGTCATACTCGACATAAAAAATTCTATCGACCCGTTCTCTCCGATGATCCACGTCTGCGCATGGCTAGACTACGACGAGCTAACAGCAGACGAGTTTCAGAAGTGCATCGACCACCAAAACGAAAACCACTTTGGCGTCTGGCTCATGGGCTTCCACCCAGACAGTGAAGAAAACACCATGACCCCAGAGTTCGATGGCCTCGTAGAGGACGACTACGCACTCATTCTTGTGCAATCATTGGAACATCTGGTGGAGGCGTCCGACAAACTTCGTCGCACAAGTTATTACGACGCGTTCTCACCAGAGGACATGTCATACATCAACCACCGACAGGAGATTTATTATGCGTGGAATGAAAAAATCGGTTCGCAAAAAGCCTTCTTCTACCAAGAAGAAGAAACGGTAAATTAGGAGAAAACTATGGCCCGTGTTCGTAAAGACAGAGGCGTCGTGTTCGGAACAAGCGCGATGTCTAGCCGCAACAGACCAGTGATGGGCGGCAATCCATTTCAAAACGCTTCGAACGTATCTTCACAGTTCGGCTCATCCCTTTCCCGCAGCCCAGTCTACACAGGCCGTCAGAAGTCGATGCGCAGATGAAGTCACGTCAAGTCAAAACAGTTGGTCGCAAGACCAAGTCAGCCAACATGCAGCACGACACCTGTCCCTGCGTCTTGGCCAACAACAAAAGGAGTAAGTCCAAATGATGGGTCGTAAAAAACCAATGCGTCGTGGCGCAGGTCCGAAGATCAGTCCACGCCAAGCGCAAATGATGATGGCTAGGATGAACCCTGCCCAGCGCAAGAAGGCAATGATGATGGCGCAGCAAGTCTTGGCAAGAGGCCGCCGCTAATGCCAGCAAAGAAGAAGAAGGCTGCCAAAAAAGACGCGTGCTACAGCAAGGTCAAGGCTCGCTACAAAGTCTGGCCTTCTGCTTATGCGTCTGGCGCACTCGTCAAGTGCCGCAAGGTCGGCGCTAAAAACTGGGGAAACAAGAGTAAAAAGAAATGAGCGATCTGCGCAAATGGTTCAGTCAGAACGGTGGCAAAGGATGGATCGACTGCAAGACGGGCAAGCCTTGCGGTCGCAAGAAGGGTGAGAAGCGTAAGTCTTATCCCGCCTGCCGTCCGACCAAAGCGCAATGCACGTCTGCCGCTCGCAAGAAGACAAGCTCCAAGCGCATCAGTTGGAAAAAAGGCAAGAAGTAATGGGCTTCTCATCGAACCTCGAAGGCAAAGACCTCGCAACCCTCATCACCGAAACAGCGTCAGCCCTTGGCGCTAACCCAGTAGACTTGGCCACCGTCATCTCATACGAGACAGGCGGCACCTTTGACCCCATGCAGTCTGGCCCAACCACCAAGTGGGGAACGCACCGTGGCTTTATCCAGTTCGGAGAACCACAAGCCCAACAGTACGGCGCAAACTTCACCACACCCGAAGCCGCCCTCACCTCCCAACTTGGCGCAGACGGAGCTATCGTAAACTACCTGCGATCCAACGGCTATCAAGAGGGCATGGGCATCCTCGACCTGTACTCGATCATCAACACTGGTGGCCCCAACAATTACAACTACACAGACGCAGCAGCAGGCGGAGCGTCTGGCACTGTCCGCGAGAAGGTCGAGAACCAGATGGACGGACACCGCGCAAAAGCATTGGCCCTGCTCGGCAACGAGAAACCGCAACCAACGGAACTCGCATCAGCAATCGACGCAGCCGTGGCTGAAGCGGTCGACTTTGACCCAGACAAGCAGAACGAAGCAGCATCAAACGAAATGAACGATGGCCCATCCGCGCCCGTGGCGGGCGCGTCTGGCGAAAAAAAGATTGACAGCAGCATCACCGACGCAGCTAACGAAGCCCAACGTCGTGAAGCCTATCGCGCAGCCCAAGAATTTATCTTCTCGATGACGCCCCAACAGCGCATGATGGAAAAACAACTCTACTACAAAGCGCAGTTGGAACAGGGAGAAGCCCGTGGCTTCGACCAGTGGTTTACCAACACGCGCTTTGGAAACTATGCCCAAGAATATATGAACGGCGACCAGACCTTCGTAAACCAACTCTCTGGCCCCCAACAAGTCTTGCTGCAACAACTCACAGCCAACGTACCACAAGCCCAGTCATTCGCTCACTATCTGATGGGCGTCTAGGACGACTGCAACCCAGACGTTTGTTATCCTATACCCACCTGACCCTCACCTGACTTCACTTCACCAGTCTTTAACAAGCGGAAGTGTTTACAATGATAGAGGTATTGGCTCTTGCCAGTGCAGTCTCAACAGTAGCGGGCAGTATTAGCAGCGGTATCAAGGCAGGAAAAGACGTCGGCTCTCTGATGCCGCAGTTCGGCAAGCTCGCCCAACTGGAAGCTGACATCCATCTGGCTGAGAAGGGCAGACATAAGGGTCCGCTCGGACGTCTGACCTCGTCTGAGGAAGAGGGTTTTGCTATCGCGCAAGCAAAGATCAAGCACAAGGAAGCGCAAGACCAACTCCGTTCCATCTGCATGTTGTATGGCCCCCCTGGAATGTGGGACATGGTCGTCGCTGAACAGGCGGCAGCACGCGCCAGACAAAAGAAAGCACTCGAAGCAGCCGCCGCCAGACGTGACCAGATATTCTGGTACATCTCTATTGGCATAGGTGTCGTCTTTTTCCTTACAGGAACATCAGGAATGATCTGGGGATTGAACTGGTGGGTGAACAGATGACGTGGCATCTCATCTTAATCACGTTCTCTCAAGTCTACCTGCCAGAATATGGCAGTGTCCTCGTGCAATACTGCCACTACAAGACGCACAAGGAACAAAAATGGGAGGACAGAAAAGTCTACGCTGTCCCCCCTGATTTCATTTGTCCAAGAACTTTCTCGGAAGCCTAACGCTTATCCCGTCTTTCCAAAACAAGACGCGCAACATGCGCGATGCCTTCGGCTCTCTGTTTGATTGTGCCTCGGTATGGCTGACGCTGCGCATCCTTCGCGATCACATCAGCCTGTCTGACAATCTGCTCTAACAGCTTCGTGTCTTCATCTTCCCAAGGCTTCATGCTTGTTCTCCAAGCCATGCGATCATGTACTTCTGTGCTTTGGGGCCAATGCTGACCCCTTGCCTATGCTTCTCCACAATACCGACATGATCCAACGTCTTGAGGTAATGAGACAAGGTCGACGATGTCATCTCTGTCTCGTTGCTCAAGTCTTTAAGTGTCAGCTTTTGCTTTTCGCTTTTTTCCAGTGCTTTCAGCACCAGTATCGCTGTCTTCACTTGTCTCTGTGTTAGTCTGTGCATCGCCCTGCTCCCGATCTTGCACTCTCATTACGGTGTTCATAGTCCAACCAGTGCTATTCAATGCACCTTTCAAGTTGTCCAACACCAACACAGCACCTTGCTTGTTCAAGACGTTCTCTGTGAACAGGGTCTCAACACCTAGTATCTGATCTCCATTTTTCACGATGTACAAATCACCGACGTGTACTGTTTGCGGTTCTTGCTTTTGCTCTTCAGACATTGTTTATCTCCTCTTTGGTTTCTTGAATGTCGACACGACAATCAATGAGCGCATCTAATATCTCGTTCATATTTTGCTTAACGAATGGCGACTTGCTTCGGTCGCTTCTTTGCTGCGTGGCTTCGATCAACTGATCCAAGATGCTGTCCATCTCGTCCAAGTCTTCTTCGTTGGCCACGACTTGGAAATTAACCTTAATTACATTACTCACTGATGCTCTCCATCATTTGTATTGTTGACACTACAGGTGTCTGTGACGTCTGTAAATACTTCATCATTTGTGCCAGACGTGTGTCACAAGACACCCCTCTCTAAAATTGGGTGTCAATAGTTCAACAACCCCTGTGTCTCAAGGCGAGACTGGGTGTGTCAATGTGACAAGGAAGTGTGTCATCAGTCCCTTGGTAAGGGTACTGTGGCACGAACAAAAATGCTGTGTTAGCTCAGTGGTAGAGCGCATCCTTGGTAAGGATGAGGTCGCGAGTTCAATCCTCGCACACAGCACCATTTCTCCCTTGTCACAAACGCGTGTGTCACTTATGTGCCACGCACACCTAGAAGACCTATCGTATCCTCAAGGTGTGATGGCGCAAGATGACTGTAACGCATCACCATTGACAGTGAACTGTGGCCAAGCAAGTCAGCCACCGCTCTTAGCGAAGCGCCCCTCTGCACCAGTAACGATGCAAAGGTATGGCGCATGTCGTGCGGCCTAAAGTCTTCAATGGCTGCACGTCTCGTGGCTCTGTAGAAATAGTCATAGAAACCATCTCTATGCCACTGACCCCCTGCGGGGTTCGGGAAGACCAGTCCTGTACCTCGCCCCCCCATGGCTCTGGTGACGTCGTCGACCAACGGCACGGCTCTGAACCGCGTCTTGCCTGACGTCCCCTTGCGCGTCCCAAAAGTGGCCTTGCCATCTATGATGTCAGACCACTCCACGCGGAACGCCTCGCCAAGTCTCGCCCCTGTAAAAAACAGGAACGTGACCAATCCTTCTATTTCTGGCTCGCAACATTCGATGAGCGTATCTCTCTCATCCTCGTCAAGCCAACGTGTGCGGCTGTCGTCGACCTTCGGCTTCTTCAACCGCAAGTCTGGCGCATCCAGTCCCATGTCCTTGGCATGGTTCAGCATGGCCATAATGCTGTTGATCTCCCGCTTCACGGTCGACGCTTTGTTACCACGACTATTCACCCACAACATAACATCAGCAACAGTCAGCGCCTCCAGACGTGTCTTGCCATGGGCCGCATCAAAGCGCCCCATGATATTTACATCTGTCTCCCCGACCTTGCTTGGCCTATCCAAGAACAGCCTAATCGCCTGTCCCACAGACACACTGGAAGTCGCGCCCTTTTCAAGACGTCCATCCAACGCATCCTTGAGTATCCGCCCCATGGCTTCTTGCGCATGTGGCTTCATACTCCGACCAAACCCAGTGCTTTTACGGACGCGTAGTCGACCACCAGTTGGCGTGACCACAGTCCCACTTACTTGCCAAACATCATTACGCAGCGTCAGTCGTAGTGTCATTCCTCTTCTCCGCATACAAACGAGCGAACGGATCAGGCTCAACAAAGTTTGCGTCCCAGTCTTTGGGCAGCCCACCTGTCATCATCATGTATCCGTTGTCATCAATCTCGTCGAACTCTCTATGCAGACGATGGATAAGTTGTGCGCGTGAATTAACATTCAGTTTTCTGAACATCCCCCTCACATGCACCTTGGCCGTGTTGATGCTCACAACCATCCTGTCTGCAATTTCTTGGTTATCAGCCCCTCGCATCAGCATTTGCAATGCGACGTGCTGCTTCGTAGTGAACTTATGCAGCACACTTTCCATTAGGGTCGCCTTTGTTGCCGAAGCCAAGGCTTCGGCGTCTGTAGATGCGTCGTAGGCTTTCGCCATAAGCGCACCAAGTATTTGGTCGAGCTTCCACTCGATCCGATCCAGTTGTGTTGTCATGTAAGTCCCTATTTCCCTGAGTAGTTATAGTTATTCTTCTCTCATCACGGGAACATGGTGG